CAGTATGCCACTGTAAACCTGATACTGGAATCCCTGTGCCAAATACTGGAACAGTGCCAGTTGCACCAGAAGGCGCGTCAAATCTTAACCATTGAGGATAACCTAATGAACCAAGCCCTTCTGTAAATACAATTAAAGTGCATGAACCTGGATCATCTCTCCCAAGAAAATTACCTGTAGATGGGTCTATTGCTACGTTATGCGACCAATACCACATAATAATATCGCCAACTAACGTATATAAAGTTCCCTTTTGTATCGACCATGATCCAGTACGCAAAAGTGATCCATCTGTTGATAGCATTGTTTGATCCCCATTTGTATTGGGAATATAAGATGGTGGATTAGCAGAAAATGTACTATTTGGAAGTGCCATAATTACCTCTTATGATTGATCTGCTACAGGTGTAACATACATAATACTTGGGCCAGCAGCACTACCGATAGCAGTCAATCCAAACCCTGCATTACCATAGTTAGGAATCGCAATAACCGTTGCACCTGTCATCCCGTGAGGTATCAAGAAGCTGTTAATAGTTGTTGGAGTTCCATCTACAGGAAATACAAGGGTTGGATTAGTTGCGCCTGGTGCAGTAAAAGCAACACATATATCAGTTGCTCCAATATTGGTAAATGCACAATAATTGAATTGTTCATTACCAGTTGGAACAATAGACACGTTTGCATGTTGCGTAGCCGCTACCGACAAAGCATAAGTCGGCCCAATTGGACGAATTACGATAGTGGCGCTCATTTAGATAGGCTCCATAACTACAGTAACAACACCAACCGCAGATGTTGCGGTTCCAGTTAATACATAACCTAAAGAATCGCCGGGTTGTAATGTTGTACTCGGCAAGTCTGCAACCAATGTTAACACCTGATTTGTATCTGCTGTGCCTACTAGATCAAATGTACCAGTATGCAACAATGTACCAGAACCTACAGCAATACCAGAAGCAGCTTTGTAAAGTTTAATTGAACACGCGCCACCGGAACCCGCAACACGAGTTACACCTACGATGTCAGTAACAACCATAGGTCTAACAGCTGTCCATACTTTTTGCGTAACTAATGCAGATGTATAGGGAATTGTGATTGATTCTTGCATATCGCTCGATACAGCTACGCCGCGAGAACGGCCTGAATTTACGGACATATTATTCTCCTTAACCCGCCGAAGCGGGAGTTAATTATTGCAGATCAATACCGTAAACATATACGTCACAAGTAGCAGCTGCGCCTTGAGCTGTACCAGTGTTTACATAGAGAGTCTGAGCAGTCTGAGAAGCTGTAGAAGTTGCTACAGTACGCGAAAATACATAACTAGCAGTTGTCATACCTGACAATGCGGCGTTAGCTACAATTGCAGTACCACCAGCAGCAGGAGCAGGCCAAATACCAGCAGCAGCAGTTGTAAGTGATGTACTTGCATTGGTCATAATTACGTTAGTAACATAATATGTTGCTGAGTTAATGACGGGCATTGCGGTATCACCAGCGGCTCCAGTACCTGCGTTCAGGTTTACACCTTGAGCAAAAGCCAATAGGCGAATGGCTTGGTTAGAGCCGATTAGTTGTGGGTGAATCGTTGTTACTGTATTAGGTGCGGCCATTTTATTCTCCTTAAATATTTAAATATGCCCCCGAAGGGGCAAAGTCTTTAAGCTGCTACGCGACAAGCAAGCTCTGCATAGAGAGGTGCCCATCCATACAAGACATCCAAACGAGTAGGAATTGCATCGTTGTTAATCGTGTATTGACGAACCACACGAATAGACAAGCCAATTTCCTTATCGCTTGCACGGCCTGCGAAATGTACGCCTTCGGGCAATTCAAGATCACACGAAGCCAAAGTAAAGGCGTTGCGGTGCATGATGATGTTTTGAGGGGATACAGTACCAGCAGCAGAGAAGCCTGGAGCAAACAAAGTCACCGCGGCAGTGGTTGAAGTAGCAGTAGAACCGAATGTTACGTTCTGGAATTGACCGCCAGTGATGATTGCTGGAGAGCAAACTACAGAGAAGGTTGTTGAACCTGTACCACCAGTTGCAGCAGTAACTACAAAGTTACGCAACTTGTTAGAACCATAAGCCTGACGGTTTTGTGGGTTGGTAGCATATACCCCTGCAATCTGGAATGTATCACCTTGAGCCAAAGCAATAGTTGCTGAGTTGGTGAAAGTGATTGTAGAAGTAGAAGCCCAGCCAGTAGCTAAGAAGCCAGCGTTGGTTGTGGTGTTCACAGTCAAAGTACCAGCAGTTGCGGCAGCCCAAGCACCGAATTGGTGAGATACAACGTTTTGATCCATTCTCCAGTTCATACCGGATGAATCACGACCCATCAAACCCTTTTCATACTGTTCGCTAATTTTAGTTGAAGGTACAAACAAACCTTTCAAGCTGTCAACGATAGTCGCAGAGGTGAAGGGTTCAACGATACATGCGCGGCGACCATCACGGGGTGCACCTTCTGCATCGAGATACGCTTGACCTGTCAGGTAAGTTATCAGACCAGTTGGAGGTGTGCCAGCAGTACCGACGATGTTAGCGGTGTTATTCTTTGCCATCAGCATACCATCACGGTCAATGCGGTTGGCAATAGCAGCGACAGCAGGCTTCAGCAGACGGTCACTGAACATGTCCATGCTTAAAGTCAAATCTTGAGTCGTAAGCTGAGTGTCAACGTGGAACTGAGTGGTAAGTACAACAGGAACAGAAGTCTCGTTAAAGTCTTCAACGTTCAGTGCTGGGCCTGATGTACCGACGAAACGACCAGGACGGCGAACGTTAACAGTAGAACCAATCTTTGCGCCAACAACAGCGAATTGATCGTCATATTCGCGGTTAACTTCGGCGCTGAAAGTAAGTTCGTTTTCAAGCACCATCAGTGCTTCATTTGTGATCTTTGAGATCGTGAGTAGCGTATTTGCCATGATAAAACTCCATAAAAGGTTAAATAAATAAGGTACTATTTATCTCGACTTCGCGGAGATTAGGCGGATTAGCCCTCTTTTACGTCTAGGTTGACGAATTCCCTTAACCGTTTCTAGCCCGATAGGAAGGCAAAGTTAAGGGATACGCTATCTGATGATTACTATATACACTCAATTTTAGTAAAAGTAAATACTTACTATCATTTAATCTTACCTGCTTTCCTTAATGCTTTCCATTCAGCCGGAGTACCTGTAAATTCACCATCGCTTCCGATTGGATCAGATGCAGACTTCCCACCACGGATAGGGTTAATTGGTGCGGGAGCCTTAGACTTTACAGCCTGAATTGCAGTTTCTTTTACTTCCTTTTTAGATTCAAATCTAGCCTCCAGCCGACCTACTTGAATGGCTGCATCAATTGGGTGCATTTTAGCTAATTTTTCCGCTTCTGCTGGGTTATTCATGTAGTGATACATTACTTCCACACCATAATCACTATTAGCCAGCATAGGAAGTACACCATTACGCTCCAAAGCAGGGGCTAAATGACGTACATCAGCCATTTTATCGTTAAAGTCCGGTGTTTCAGCAGTAAATTCAGCAACTCTTGTATTCCACTTAGTCAATACTTGCTGTTGTTGAGTCTGGTTACGCTCTGCCTGTATGATCTTTTGAGCTTCTTTCTGTATCTCTGTACGCTGCCAAGTCTGATAATCCCTATTGTATTCTTCCTGACTTGTGTATCTAGCAGGGTCAGGCATTACGCTTTCATCAGGTTGTGCTTGTTGCTGTGCTGGCTGTTCTTTAGGCTTGCCAGCTTCCAAAGCTGCTAAACGAGCTTCTAAAGCTGTGCGGGCTTCGCGTTCCTGATTGCGTTGTTGTGTGAGTTCTGACAGTCTTTTGGCGAATTTACCCTGTTTCTTGGGCTTTTCTTCCTCTTTTTTTACTTCTTCCTCTTCGTGATCTTCTTCCTCTTCCTCTGCTGCAATTTCTTTTTCTTCTATGATCTCTGCATCTTCAATTTCTGCCTTTTGGTCAGCAAAGGAAGGTATTTCAATTCCCATACGTTTTAGTTGGAAATCTTGTAAATTTTCACTGGTTACAACATTTGCAGCTAGTCTTTCTTGTACTTCTGACATGGATATATCTCCAGATAAGCCCAGTTAATCGAACTGGTACGGTTTAAATTCTTGCAAATTCCTTATGCAAATTAATCCTAGCAATATTTAAAGCATTTGATGCTTCAGATAGTATTTTAAATAATCCTACCTCAACTTTTTTTCCATTAACTCCAATTCTTGCTCTCCACATATTATGCTGCTTGCTCCATATAACACCTTTAACACCAGACTTATTATTGCAATAAATAGATACATTAGACATATTTTGTGCCCTACTAGCAGCTCTAAGATTTTCTATTTTGCTATTCCCTCTATCACAATCAACATGATCTAAAAACTCTGGCAAATCATTCCCATGCCAAAGCCAAATCAGTCTATGTGCCAAATACATCTTACCTTTGAATTGAATATCTAAATATCCATCTTTCCTATTTTTACCAGCTTTTACACCATTTAAATCAGTTCTGATTTTTTGATTTTTCCAAATTAAATGACCAATTAATTCATCATAATCAAAATTATCTTGCACCTCTTTAGATGTAATCATTATGTCGCCTCTCTAATAGATTCACTTTTTTCAGTGCTTCGTTCATTCTGACCCATTCTTTCAAGAAGCAAAGCCACATGCGATTTCATTTCTTCTAGCTGTAGTTTGATCTGATTATTCTCAGTATTAGACTGAGCAACCTGTCTAACTTGTGCGGCTTCTTCGCTTGCCCAAATCTGTGTATCGTGTGCCTTGCCTTGTTCAGCCATAAGAGCGCGTCTTGTCTGTCCTTCATCCTTAAGCTTTTCAATACCTGTCTTAAGTTTAATTTCTTGTGCAGCTTGTTGTAATTGCTGTTGAGCCTGTTGCAATTGTTGTTGCAGGTTCTTAATCTGCATTTGAGCTTGTGGTGGTACGTCTGACTTGTCATCAATTTGCGCCATTGGATTAGCAGCGGCTAGACGGTCTGCAATCACTTCTGCACCTGGAAAATCCATATTCCTGAATATCAAATCACCAGCCACTTGCATAAGGTTAGGGTCAGCTTGAGCCAATGCCATCAGTGAGTCTACAGCTTCAAGTCGTTTAGATTGGAAGCCCGGCCCTATATCCATCACAATATCGTATTCACCTACACAGACGTTATTCTCGATTACTTCACCTTCTACAGTTGTTTTCTTACCGTTGATAGTAATCATATCGGGCTTGCCATCATCCCCAATAATCCGCATTACACGTTGTTCGCTGTAAAAAACAGGGATTAGACCTATAATTACCTTTCCAGTATGCTGCATTGATCTAGTCAAATTGTCATAGAAATGGAATGTAGAATTATCAGACTGCATCCGTTCGGCATTGAGAGCTTTACCGGACACATTACCCGTTACTCTCATAGCTGGGTCAGTAATCCCTATGACTTCCCGCAAGTCACCGGATACAGTCTGCATCTGTTGAAGAATACCTTCAGCGGCTGGTTCTGGCTGTAGTCTTTGGGGAGGAGGTGCGGGTTGACCATCAACATCAGTCTGTTTGTATCTCAATACAGGCATCGCTGAAATATTTGCTTTTGCCCATTCATTCTCGTGGCCTTCGTCTTGGCCTTCTGCCATTAACCACTTAGCCTTGGGAGCTAGAGCTACTGATTCAGTTGCAGCAGTTGCCCAATAATTATACATCCGTTGAGGGTCTTTAGAATGGCGCACAATGCCGTATATCTTACGTTTTCCATTGATAATATCTATGTTTCCATAGACAGGGATGATAGGAATGTACTTGCCCGGGAAATCTTTTTCTTCAAGAATCTCCATAGCAGTCAGTTTATACCACTTTACTTTGCGCTTTACGCTTTCACGTTCATCAACAACCGTAACGCCCACAGAGGAAAATATTTCCTTGTAGTTCTTCGGGAGGTCTTCCTTGAAGCCTTTTGAGCCATCAGAAAGTAATATAAGGGTCGCCTTTTCATACTCAAATTTAAAGAATTCTGCTACTCGTATATCCTCTTTAGTCACCCATTCTTGGGACATATCACCAACACCACGAGCGTTAAAGTTGCCGCCATCATCAGCATCAGGGTATTTTCTGCGAAACTCTGCTTTGCTCATTGTTACAGCAATAACGCATTTTTCTTGATCTGCACCATCAGGCTGTACGGAATTTGGGTCAAAATAGACCGTAAACATATTCTCAATAGCATCGATGAATATCTCTTGATCGAAGCTATCATCATTAACATATCTTGATGAAATTCTCCAGTAACCCCAGCCAGCTTTTACTGCTGAGTCAAACGCTGTATCGTAAGCCGTGTCTGCATTACTGTTTAGCTCAATATGGCGAAGCATTCCTGTAATGACATCAGCGACTTTCTTTGTGGCTACTGAGTTTGTAGGGTGCGACCGCATCCTAGGGCGTTGCTGGCGTTGTTGATTACTGATCTGGCGGCAGAAAGCATCCAGTTTATTGACTGTAATACAGGGACGGGCTTCTAATTGGCGGGAGTTCTGCATTTCAGCAGGCCATTGCTCACCACCTACAAACTTTAAATCGTCTGCCGCATCTTTGCGGTTGTTTGAGTACGCTTCGGTAGAAAATTGAACAAACTTAATACATTCGTCAATAATATCTTCGTCTAGTTTGCTTTGATCTATTTCAGCGTTATCACTCATACTATCCCTTTTCTAAACTCTGCTACTACATGACCCGCTTCAACCAAAGCAATTGCAGCCTCTTCCATATCCTTTTTGTGTTCTTGATCGCGTGGTAAGGAATGCAACTTAACCCAAGCGAGATAGAATACACGTAGCATTTCAAGTTCCATATCAAATGGGTCACGAACATTTACAGTTTCACTCATGGCGTGGCCTTCCTCTTTTCTTTGTCTGGATAATCTTTTTTAACTCTTCTTTCTCTTCTTTTTCTTCAATCACTAGGGTTTCATAAGCTACATTTAACCTTGAGTTCCAAAACACCAAATCCCTATCATTAAGCGGGTGAGGTGTGCCGCGCTCGTGATCTTTACCACATAGTAAGCATTTCATCCAGCCATCCATCCTTGCGCGTTATAAGCATGTTCTGGCGGTGTAATCAATACAGTGCGCCTCTTTGTAGCTGTTGCCCTTCTTACACCTTCACAGGCATATCTAAGGCTATCTATTACATGGTTATCCTTGTCTGCTAGGATAGGCATAATCAGACCTGTTAGCGGGTCAGTCTTGTAACTGTATAGCGTCAATTCATCTATCAAATGCTTGCATCTAGGATGAATTACTAAGTCAAACGATTTAAGAAACTCCACGCCTTCTTCTAAGCTCTTTGCCCCCTTGATGGCTGGGAGTATCTTAGGGAACCCATTACGTTGCATGTGGCTAATAGTCTCAGGTCTGGCACTGTCTGCAACAATGGGCCACTTTTCAGCCTCTGGTACGCTCATAAAAAGGGTTGGGAGGTTCACTATTTCACAACCAACCATATAAGCTTCGTAGTCTATATAAATTCTATTACCATCAATGCTACAGCGTACCAATACAGAAGGATCAACACTAAATCCCCAATCTGCACCCAGTCTGTAGATAGTTCCATCTGGCCTTTCAAACTCTTCAATAACCCAGTTCTTAAATACCCTTGATTCGCTATTCCTTTGGTACTCACCCAACCAAATATGTGCAAACTTGTCAGGGTCACGCCTTTGGTCATACTCTAGTTCATCGGTTAAAACTTCGGGCAACCAAGGGTTATCTCTGTAATTTGCCTTTACCACTATAGCGCCTGGAGGCGGACTAACACGTAAGAATACGTCTATCGGGTCAGTCTCCTTATCCGGGTTCCAGCTAAACCACAATTCGCTATTAGGCTTACGAATCGTTGGTCTGAGCAAATCAAGACTACGCTGGCTCAGGCTTTGTGCTTCTTCTACCCAAGCAATATCGAAACCTTCCAAACTCTTTATGCTCTCTGCCGTAGTGCTTGCCATGCCCTGAAATATGATTAAAGACCCGTTCTTACCTATAATCTTGTCATATTGCACCTCAAACAGATGACCTACGTTTAATTGGCTTATCTTGCTTTCAAGCAGCTTCTTAACTGACTGGTTCAAACTTTGCTGTACCTCACGAACACAGACACAGTGAGTTTTCTTCATTACACACTGCTCAATCATCATTTCAGCCATCAAATGAGACTTGCCGCTACCCCTACCACCAAACACCCCTTTGTATCGTGCGGGAGGTAATAGAGGTAACGCCCATCTAGGAGTATCAATTACTAAATCTGTCATGAAAATATCGAATATCTACTCTTAATATGCGGCATTTTTTCCCACTTGCCACACCATTCATATATGGTTATCACTGGC